CACTGCTATCAGGCCACCACGACAAGCCGCCCGACGCTGAGCGCGCGGTATAACCTGCTAACTGGGACAGAGTTTGCTAATGGGCTGACTGACGCGCCGACTCGATCGGGGCTTATCTCCGCTACTGCTCTGACTGGATACGCTGGGGCTATCGCGTTCGGCCACGACGGGACAGCGACGAGTTATGCCTATAAAAACGATAGTGGGTCGTACCCCCTGGCAACGGTATCTGTTGTTGTCCAGATGGATGACGGCAATGCCCCTATGTTTGGTGCGAGCACTGCAGCCTCTAATACAGATTTTGCGCTGGTAGTCCGAGGCGCAGCAATACCCACGAGTACGTATTTAGTTACACCTCTGCCTAATGGTTGTTACAGGGTTTCTGGGAGCGAGGTAGCTACTGCCGGATCTAGCTCAGTAGGCGTGGTTAAGTACAACTCAAACTCACCCCGCACATTTAAGGTAACTGCGTTCGACCTTCGCCCGGCAAACGACGGCGTTGGTCTGCCCCCTTACCAGCGCGTTGTCGATGCCAACACATACGACACCGCCGGCTTCCCGCTCTACCTTCGCTTCGATGGTGTGGATGATTGGCTGCAGACGGCGGCGGTTGATTTCAGCGGGACGGATGTAGTTGCTATAGCAACCGCTTATCGCAAAATGTCAGACGTGTCCATCGGGGAAGTGTTCGCGCTCAGTGGAAACCCCACTGGAAATACCGGAACGTTTGGGTTCTATACCCCGGAAACGGGAGGCGGGACTGCTGCGGCTGTGTTCTTTGCTCGCGGAGCATCGTCAATCATTTCAGGTCAACGCTCAGGAACGGCTCCGATCTCCTGTGTCGCTGGGGGATGGGCATCTCTTTCGATGCCGTATATGCGGTACAGGATAAACCAAGGGGCGTCGCTGACTAGCTCCGTTGCAACTGGTGGCGGAAACTACGGAAACTACCCACTCTTTATCGGGCGCCGTAATGGAACATCCTTCCCATTCAACGGAAGACTATATTCCCTGCTGATCCGTGGCGCCGCTACCCCTGACGCCACGATCGCCACGGTGGAGAGCTACCTCAACTCCAAAGCGAGGGCCTACTGATGCCCTGGATACACCGCACGATCATCGTGCCCGCTGCATTCCAGCAACTCGCTCAGGGCCTGTGCGATGCAGCAGCAGAGGGCGATGCGGGCGAAGGAATGTTCACCACTGGCTTGTCGTCCACTGGCTCATTGCCAGCCACGCACTACATCAGCAGCGGCTACATCTTCGACGACTTCGCGGCCCTGTTGCCACTCACGACAGTAGAACCATCAACCGATGATGGGGAGCCGGACATGGTGACAGAGCGCCCCGGCAATGTGGCGTTCGTCGAAGGGCTGGCCGCACAAGCAGGCATCACGTTACCGGCTGGTACGGTGGCGGGGCTGTTTGATGCGCTTGATGTCAGCGAGCAGGGGCCGTTTGAAGCGGTGGCACGGCTAGGGCTGGTGATGGTGCAGTCTGAGGCCGTTGAATGATGCAAGCCGGAAAGTTGAATACCTGGTGATCTGAAGGTCGCCACTACCAAATTTCCGCGCCGTCTCCAACCGCGAAGGTAACCTATGGGCAAGACAAACGACCGTTCCGTTGTGCAGCGCAACCAGACGCTGGAGAACGCGCAACGTAAAACAGAGCTTGATGCGGTCAAGCATCTGATGCAGACTCCGCTCGGTAGGGCCATGGCGTGGCGAATCCTTGATGTGACGGGCTGCAATCGCCCGATCAAGTACAAGCCGAACGCGATGGACCTGGCGCATGACGTGGGTGTCCGGGAGCTGGGGGACTGGCTGCTGGAGGAGATCCGCGAGGCATGCCCAGAACAAGAGCTTGTAATGCGGTCCGAATACCTCCAGCGCGTGAAGCGCGCTCAACTTGCGGAGCAACAGGCAAATGACGAATCAGACAATCCCGGTTGAAACTCCAGCCGCACCAGCCGCCAATGCTGGTGGTGCAGGGTCAGGTCAACCGGGGGGCGAAGGCGGAGCAGGATCCGACGGCCAGGGCGCACAAGGCGCATCTGGGTCCGAAGGCGGCGAGGCTGGAGCAAGCGGTGCGGGTGGCGATGCGGGTGCGGGTGATGCAGGCAAGCCGGCAGGCGAGTCTGGGGAACCGGCAACTGGCGAAGCTGCCGGCGATAAGGGCGATCAAGCCCCCACCGAGCTGGTACTGCCGGAAGGTATCGAGGTCTCCGCCGAATGGCGCGCAGAGCTGGACACCCTGGCAAGCACCATCGAGACCCTGTCACCGCTCGCGCGGCAGCAGGCCATCGTGGATGCAGGTATCAAGTTCCGTGCGGAGATTGAAGCTCAACTCGCTGGCGACACCAATGAGCGCATCGCGCAGTGGGCCGAGTCTGCGAAAGCGGACCCGGTCATCGGTGGAGCGAAGTTTGAGGAGAACCTGATGGTGGCGCAGCAAGCCTTCACCACCTATGGCGATCCCGAATTGAAGCAGTTTCTGATCGAGTCTGGACTGGGCAACCACCCCGCGCTGCTGCGCTGGGCCTTCAAGGTAGGCAATGCCTCCCGCGAGAAAGGTGTCGTTCACGGTCTCGGTGCGGAAGCGCCGCGCGCCCCTGCGAACACGGAAGCAGCCATGGCTGAACGCATGATTGCCTCCGCCAGCAAGCCCAACAAGAAACTGCCTCCCGGGGCATAACCCAAACCTGACCCAACTATCGGAGTAAGACAATGGCCACTCTCGGCGCAAACTATCCCACCCTCCTGGAAGTCTCCAAGGAGTTCGGCGTCAACGGCGAACCGCTGCCCGTCGCTGAACTGCTCACCCAAGCCAACGAAGCACTGGACGATATCCCGTGGTTCGAGGCGAACAGCACCGGCGGTCACCGCATCTCGGTCACCACCGGCCTGCCGACTGCCGTCTACCGCAAGCTCAACGCCGGTATCCTGCCGTCCAAGGGCACCAGCACCGATCTGACCGAGTCCATGGGCTCGCTCACCTCGCTGGGCAAGGTCGACAAGCTGCTGGCCGATCTCTCGGGCAACAGCTCGGTGTATCGCCTGCGCAAGAACCGCCGTCACATGGAGGCCATGAACCAGACCTTCATGCAGACCCTGCTGTATGGAGACACCGGCACCAGCCCCGAGTCTTTCCTGGGCCTGATGCCGCGTTACAGCGATATCGGCGCCAGCTCGCCGGAAAACAGCCGCAACATTATCGACGCGGGCGGCACGGGCTCGGACAATATGTCCATCCTGCTGATCTCCTGGGCCGCGGGTTCGGTGTACGGCATCTATCCGAAGGGCTCGGCCGCTGGCCTGCAGCATGACGACTACGGCGTGGAGCTGTGCACCGCTCCGGACGGCGTGGGCGAGCTGCCGATGTACCGTGACTGGTTCGAATGGAACGGCGGCATCGCGGTCGAGGACTGGCGCAACATCGTGCGCATCTGCAACATCGATTCCAGCGACCTGACCAAGAACGCCGCGACCGGCGCCGATCTGATCGACCTGATGATCCAGGCCGACGAGCTGATCGGTGACGGTGCCGGTAACAAGGTTTGGTATGTGCCGGGTCGTGTGCGCTCGTTCCTGCGTCGCCAGGTCCTGAACAAGGCCCAGTACACCGTGACCGAAGGCGAGATTGCCGGCAAGCGCGTGACCATGTTCGCCGGCAACCCGGTGCGCAAGATCGATCGCATGTTGACGACCGAAGCCCGCGTCGTCTAAGCCCTCGCACTCCCATCCGGTGACGGCCTTACCCAGGCCCGAGCCACTGAATAAGGAATCGCCGCTATGTTGCTTGATCGCCAGAATGAATTTTCCGATAGCCAGGTCGTCACGACCACCGCTATCTCCACCAACGTGATCGACACCCTTGCGGGCAACTCGTTCACCAACGTCATCCAGAACCTGGGCGGCTTTGCCGGCTCCTGCTTCCTGGTGGTCCAGATCGACGTCGCCTTTGCGGGCGGCACCAGCCTGGCCTACTCCCTGGAATCGGATAGCACGGTGGGCCTGGCCACGTCCCCGACCGTTCACTACTCCAGCGGCGCCATTGCGCTGGCGTCGTTGACCCCGGCCGGCAAGACGCTGGGCGTGATCCCGCTGCCGTATGGCGACTACGAGCGTTATCTCGGCGTCCGCTATACCATCGTCGGGACCATGTCCGGCGGCGGTGCGATCAGTGCGTTCCTGACGCGCGACCCGCAGACCTGGAAGCCCTACGCTGTAGCCCAGGCCTCCAACCTGTAATCCATGAGGGGGCGGGGCAACTCGCCCCCTTCTGGTCCATCCGACCCACCGCCTGGAGAAGTGCATGGCCACCGCCAAGAAAACCGCAGCATCGACCAAGCCCGCGCCAATCCAGCGCCGGCCGGTTGCGCGTCAACTGGACACCGTTCCGACCTACAAGGTCACCGAGCAGTCCTACATCAACAACATGCTGGTGGGTCCGGGCACTCCGCACCTGACCGTCCAGTATTGGGGCGTACCTGGCAAGGCCCTGATTCCCCTGAACGCTGCCGCCAAGGCCAACAAGCTGGCCGCGCGCGACGTGCGTGCCGAACACAAGGGCGATCCGGAAGCCACGCGCGAGGCGTTGCGTGATCTGGACAACGACATGCAGGGCGTCACCAATCGCGGCGAAGATTACGGCGACGCAGACCTGGAGCTGACGGACGCAGACCGCGCCGAGCTTGGCGAAGGCGAATCTGCTGCCGAAGAAGAGAAAAAGGACGCATAATCCCGTCTGTCCCTGCGACACCATTCATGCCCGGGGAAACTCGGGCATGCTTTTAGGAGAATCCCTTGGCCAGTCAGTTAGATATCTACAACCTTGCCATTGGTCGAGTGGGCTCCGACAAGACGGTGGCGGCACTCAACGAGAACAGTAAAGAAGCGCGGTTGTGCAATCGCAACTATGCGCAGTGCCGTGACGAGGTCATGGAGTCGGCGGCCTTCCCGTTCGCGGTCAAGGTCAAGGCCTTGGCCAGCGTGACGCCCAACCTGCAACTGGATGGCTGGGCCTACCAGTTTGCCAAGCCTGACGACTGCCTGCGGATCCTTGAGGTCGGTCCCTTGAGTGAGGCCGGCGCATCGATCGGCTACTGGGGCGGCTGCTGCGGCGGGCCGTGGGATGCGTACAAGCGTGAGGGCATGTTCGCCTATCGCCTGATGCTGGCCGACGACGGCAACAGCTCGGTGATCCTGGCCAACAGCCAGCAGTCGTACATCACCTATGTGGCCAAGGTCACCAACCCGGCGGTGTTCTCCCCGATGATGGTGTCGACCATTGCCGATCGGCTGTCCATGGAGCTGGCCCTGCCGCTGACCGCATCGTCCAACTGGCTGCAGGTGGCGATGACCCGCTACAACAACAGCTTCAACATCAACGCGAATATCCAATACGACCAGCAGGACAACGGGCCGGATCCGCTGCCTGCGTCCATCCTGGCGCGCAACTGATGCCCTCGCCCCTGCTCCAGCCCAGCCTGACCGCTGGGGAAATTTCCCCCTCGCTCTACGCCAGGGTCGACACCGCGCGGTATCAGGTGGCGCTCAAGACGCTATACAACTTCATCGTGCGGCCCACGGGCGGCGTTGAGTTTCGTGGCGGGACCCAGTTCCTGACAGCTGCCTTTGATGAGGCCACACGATTCCGGCTGCTGCCGTTCGTGTTCAGCGCCGACGCCGGGTCCGAAGTGGCCTACGTGATCGAGTTCTCCAACTATTACGCCCGGTTCCTGGCCAATGACGTGCTGGTGCAGGTGCAGACCAGCGACACCACGGCGTATGCAGGCGGCACGACCTATGGCCTGCATGCCTACGTCAACAGCGGAGGCATCATCTATCGCTCGCTGCAGGCGGGGAACACGGGGCACACCCCGGCCAGCTCTCCCTTGTGGTGGGTGGCCGATGCCACCCTGGTGGTGGCCACGCCCTGGTCCTACGCCCAGGCGCTTGAGGTGCGTTACACGCAGTCCAACGACGTGCTGTATATGGCGAATCAGGAAGTCGCGCCCCAGACCATCCGGCGCACGTCGTCCACCTTCTTCCAGGTCGTGCTTCACCAGACCAAGGACGGGCCTTTCCGCGATCTGAATACCGACGAGTCCCGGGTGGTGGTGTCCAATGCCGCGACCGGCAATGTGACCCTGACGTCCAACGCGGACATTTTCACGGCCAACAGCGTGGGCTCCCTGTTCTACATGGAGACCAAGAACCTTGGCCAGATCAAGCCCTGGGTGGTCGGTGACCGTTCGGTGGCGCTTGGTGATCTTCGTCGGTCGGACGGCAAGACATACAAGGCGGTCACCATTCCGGCGGGCGGGACCAACTGGGAGGAGACGGGCAACCGCCAGCCTATCCATGAGTTCGGCCGCGCGTGGGATGGCGCTGGCGATGTTCGAACGGATGGCACGAATACCTGGACCGTGGGCATCGAGTGGGAATATGTCGATTCCGGCTATGGCATCGTCCTGATCACCGCGCTGCTGACGTCCAAGACGGTGAGCGGCACGGTGCAGTTGCGCCTGCCCGAGCAGGTGGTGGGCACGGCGCCCAGCCCCTCGGCAACGTGGAACCTGGTGGGCGATGGCGTGACGCGCACGTTCGTGCTGGCGGCGCCCGCGGCCACCGATGGAACCTATGCGGTCACGATTGGCGGCGCTCCGGTGCAGCAAGATCCCAACTATGTCCCCCCGCGTGATAGCGGGTCGGGCCTGGGCGGGAACGGTACGGGCTCCGACAACGGCGACAATGAGCAGCTTCCCTAAAGGCGCACGACCATGGCACAAGGCTGGGACCTAGACTTCACTGCGTCGACCATCACGTTCTACGAGGCGCCGGCCAATCTGGTTGCCATCGTGGTGACGCGATTCGATACGGCCAGCTACAACGCAACGGACCTGTGGGCCTATTCGGCTTGGAATCCTGGATTTGGCTATCCGGGCGAGGTCGAGTTCTACTCCGACCGCCTGATCTGGGCCGGCACGCCTGCGCAGCCGCAGACCCTTTTCATGTCCAAGGCCGGCGACTACGCGAATCACGGGAAAACCACGCCGTTGCTGGACAGCGATGGCATCACGATCACGATCAACGCCAGGTTGGTGCAGCCCATCCGTGAGCTGGTGCCGTTGGATAACCTGATCGTGATGACGGCTTCTGCCGAATGGCTGATGACGACGGGCGCCGACGAGGTGGTGGCACCGGGCAAGATCGGGTTCAAGCCGCAATCGTGGTTCGGATCCAGTCGGCTGGCGGCGCAGGTGATTGGCGAGAATGTCCTGTACCTGCAGGGCCGTGGCGGCGTCATCCGTGACCTTGGTTATCAGTTCACCAAGGATGGCTACACCGGCAACGACCTGGGCATCTATGCCGCGCACCTACTCCGCAAGGCGGGCCGCACGGTGGTGGACATGGCCTTCCAGCAAGTGCCCTACAACGCCATGCACATCGTCACCGAGGATGGCCGCTTCTTCACCCTGACTTATCTGCGCGAGCAGGAAGTGGTGGGCTGGGCCCAGCATGAGACCGATGGAAAGGTGTTCACGGTCTGCACCATTCCTCGCGGCTCCGAGAACGCGGTCTATTACGGCATCGAGCGCGTGGTGGATGGCGCGACCCGGCGCTACATCGAGAAGCTGCATCCGCTGACCATCGAGGACCAGCGGGAGGCCTTCTTTGTGGATTGCGGCCTATCCTTCGACGGGCGGGATCAGGCGGGCACCCAGACACTGACCGGCGGAACGA